ACCATATAAGCATAGGCACAACATATTCATCTAGTAGGCTTTTCCAACGTGCGTTTTCAGGCAAGTCTATTCCTGCTACTATGGCCGCTGTTAAAGCATCATACATTTTTGTACTCAAATAGTTTTGAATATGTATCTCCTGCGCTGTCTTAATGAAGAAAATGAACTTGTCCGTATCTACATTCCCATCAAGAATAGAGTTGCGAACTAAGTCAGTTCTGTCTATGAATAATACTGTTGCCATTTCTTATTTATTTAGGGTAAGCTCCTCTACCTGCTTGTTTGTCTGTTGCTATTGCAGCTTTCTTAGAGCCTCTTGGATTTCTTAAAGCGTAAGCAGGAATAGTTCTAGTCTTCTTATAGTTCTTAAGGTTTTTAGATGCCTCTGTTTTACTTTCTAAGCGATACAAAACCCTAACCCATTTATGTTTGCAATAGATTCCACCTTTTAACTCAAAGATGTTATAACGCATACTAGGCTTATGTCTAAACTGCACATTGACATCCTCGAAATTACTTGCCTTGTCAATATCCTCTATACGCCATACAGTTCCTTTACTACTCATAGCCATCATATTCTTGCAGAAGTCTCTAGATTCACCAGACTGCGACATCCCTTTAGCATATTTGTACCTGATTTTGTACAAACCATTTTTTGAATCTAAATCGCTATAAGCAGATCCATCAGCTTTTGAAGTAATAAAGTCTTTAAGTCCTACAAGGTGTTTGATTTTTGAAAGCGTTGTTTCCTCTTTTTCATTGATTAAAAAAGCTGCCCAATCTTCATTGCTATATTCTGAGTCCTCTTCTAGCTCATCAACTACAACCCATTCGTCCCCCATTTGAGTTCCTGAACTTCCTAAAGAACCCAAAAGAATTTCTGTACTATCACTTGATAACTCAGTAGATAAGGGGACACAGTTTGGCACTTCTTTGCCATCTTTCATCTTAGTTCCTATCTGCTCATATCCATCCCAACAAGGCTCTTTTAAGGATATATCGTGATTCTCGCAAGGCATAAAGTAAATAACGCCCTCAACTTCGTGTTCGTGATATCCACCACACCCGTCAGCCTCTGCTTTTGCAATAGCCTCCTCTTTTGTCTCAAATGCTTCTTTTCCATCTATTTTTTTAAGATTGAATTTCTGCATCTCAACGCCAGTTTCTTCCTCTATTTCTTCTTTGTCTTGAATGTCGGTATTTACCTCAGTAAATTCTAACGGCTGTAAGGTCGTAAAGTATAGGTTTAAGGCAATATCGTTGTAAGCTAGTATATTGTCAAAGGAATCAATTAAAAGCTCCTGAAACGGTCTAATAACGGTGTTGTCCATTAATAGAGATGCTGTCTTAATCTCTTCAGCATTGTTTCCTAAACCGCTTTGGTCTTTAATACCTAAAAGCATAGGAGAAACAATACGGTGGGCTACCATTATTTTCTTAGTAGATTCTTCAGATAAGAACTGATATTGGTTATGGGCATCACTTAATTGTACAGGAGTTATTTCCGCCTGACTTTCTTTGTTGTCATTAAAAGCAATAATGAACTTTCCTGCGTTGCTAGTCCCTGAAAACTTCTCAGCTATTTTATTCTCTATTGACCTGCGTTCCTCTTGGTTTGGAGTTCCATTATTAAAGTTAATCAGCATACTAGGAGCTAATCCGTTCAGTATGTTGTTTAAGTGATAATTTGAGACCTCTTCTTCTAGTTCAGCATACTGCAAACCACCTTGATAATCAACTGGAGAGTAGTAATAGAATCCAGACTTGTAGGGTTTAATGTAGTATATCTCAATGTTCTCTTTTGACATACCATATGCAGGTATTCTTAATGGATTATCGCTTCTCTTAATGTTCGGCCAATCCTTAAAGTAATAGTAAGCAGGAATATCACCGTCATCATTGCACTTTTCAGCTCTTAATGTTTCAATAGGCATATGCTCTATTTGTGCAATACTCTTTCTATCCTTAGAATAGATAATCTGCATAGCACATTGCCCCATTAATTTAAGGTCATAGCATAATTTTCTTACCACATCCTTTTTGAATAGGGAAATCATTTGAGCATACTCGTTTGGCTTACTACTTGAATCAGTAGCATTTAAACCCTTGCCATAAATAGCTTGACTAATTCCATTGATAGCGGCATTATTAGTCGGGCTTCCATTATATCTGTCTATGAGATATTGAAAGTAATTATTGTCCGCACCATATTCAATGTAATCTTCACCGCTTACCTCTTTGATTTCAGGGCTAGTATAAGTGCTTAGGTTAACAAAGCCAAACTCTGATACCTTAGAGGCTTTTTTAAACTGGCCTTTATCGTTTCTCAATTGTGTGTTTTTCATCGTACTGTGTAGGTATTATTAAAACCGTCATAATGTGTATACTGCCCTTCATTAAGTTTATAGTGAGAGCTTTCATTTAACTGGTTAACATCTTGGTCTGTACAAAATATTCTATCCTTGAAAATATCTTCTTTATACCCCGAAGCTGTTTCTGTGTATAAATGTATATCATAAAAATGGTTTTCAACTAATACAGGAGCAAAGGCTTGGCTGAACTGTAAGTAATTGCCCACCGTTGTAGCCGCTGCAATAGTATATATCACGATAATGTTTGTACTATCGTCTCTGATAGACATTTTAAACGGAATACTGTCATACTTTCTAGGTATTACAGATATGGTTTGAGCTACTGCTGAGGTGGTTAATATTATCATACTCTTATATAACGTAAAAAAAAAATTAATTTGTAGAATTATATAAGCAAAAAAAAAGCCCCCGATTAAGGAGGCTTTATTTTCTAACTTAAAAAGTTAATTAAGCAGGTACAACTGCTGGAGGTGTGTTAGCTGGAGTAGGGTCAATTTGAACAGCACTTGCTGTTGCTTGTCCTGCTGCTAAGAACCAAGGAGCATTCTGCTCCATTCCTTCCATAGTTAAAGTGAAACCACTCAAGTCACCTGCTGCTGCGCCTGTAACAATAGTTCCACCTGTCATTTCCATTCCGTTGTTGAGACCACAAAGAAACTCATTACCATAGTAATCAACTACAACCGCATAAGGTCGTGTGATAGCTATTTGATAAAGTTCAGCACTAGTCAAAGCATCTAAAAATGGTAATGTAAGACTCAAAGTCTGAGTGTAAAAAGTAGTCCCGTTTTCTCTTGAAGAGGTAACAGTAGTTTCTAAACTAGAGCTGCCTTTTACTGGATAAGAAAACCATACTGGAGCAGGTGTATCATCTACAATAGTAGCCTCACCTGTTGCTGCTGCAAGTGTGATACTATCAATAGTACCAAAGTCTGCAAACCTTACTTCTTTAATGCCACCAAAAGCGGACTTACAAGGGACACTCCGCCCCGATGTTAATGCACAAGCCATAATTTTATGTTTTTAGTTTTAAAAAAAAAGGGTGAGCGGATTAAAGCCACCCACCCTTTTCTAAGTATTATTAATTAATTAAGCGTACTCAACAAGGTCAGAAGCGATCCCGAATTGAACAGCACTTGTGAAACGCATTACCATTCTCACGTTGTTAGAAGCATCCAAATCTGCCATATCTAAAACTTTTACAGCATTTGTGTCATTCAACAAACCTGTACCGAAGTATAAGTTAGAGCGTTGAGCTGCGTACATTTTGTTAACAGACATTCCCGGACAAACGAATATTTTAACTCCATTGACAGTTAAACTTCCGTTGTTCCACCATTGAGTTCCCATATTAGAAACACCATTAGCACCTAATCCATTTGCGCCAAAACCACCAAGAGCCTGTACATAGAATTTAGCTGCTGCTGATCCAACGTAAAGGAATAAGTCTTCTTTTCCGTAAAGTGAAGCTGGGATAGCATCTACTACCTTAGACAATTCAGTTACAATGTTAGCTGCATCTAAACCACCTGCGATAGCTGCTACTTGCTGACCTGCAGGAATATCTCCTGCTGCTGCTGATGCTGCGATTAGTTTCTCAAAACCATCAAAAGAGTTATTAGCTCCTGCGGCAGTATCTCCTTGCCAAATACAGAACTCAGTATTTTGTGCTACTTCAGAAGCTACGTGAGCAATCATAAAGTCAGAGAATTTAGGTGGCAATGCTTGACCTAAACCATATCCCATTGACTGGCTTTCCCAATCGTTTACGAAGTCATACTTACATAATTGTAGGTTAACTTGTAGCTCAACTGGCTGAATGATACGCTCAGTAAGTGTTACAGAACTGTTTGGTGTAAAGTCACAAGATGCTGCACTTACTAGATTACCAGTAGCTAGTTTCTTGATCACCTCTTTGTAAGAGATGTTTGCTTTTACAGTTAGTCCGCCATCATCAATAGTTGATGCGCTTAAAAGAGCTGCTGCGATGTACTCACCTGCAAACTCACCTGCGTAGGTAGTCGTGATGTTAACGGCAGTTGCCAATTGTACGTTTCTTGAATTACTCATATTCGTTTGATTTATTTATTTAGTTTATTTAATACTCTTTCCATTGCTGTGGTATTGAACTTACCTTTTGCAAATTCCATTCTTTTCTTAGGTGCGCTTTCTCCTTCAGGATTGTGCTTGATAGGAGCAGCAGCAGCTTCAGAAAATTCTTCTTTAACAGTACGTGACTTTAAAACATTAGCAGTTTCTTCAGCCATTTCCTCTTCTTGCATTTTGCTTTCTTTGTCAGCTTTTAAATCTGCAATAGCATCTTCAAGGTTCTGGATTCTTTTCTCCATTCCTTCCCAGTCTCCAACCTCAGCCATTTCTTTTGACTCTTCTTCTTCTTTAAGGTCAGAAGTGATTTCTTCACCTTCTTCAGTTTCTTTAGCAGGAACTTCGTCAGCTACCTCTCTAACGTCAGCAATTACACCCTCTTCAGATACCACTAATAAGCGGCCATCTTCAAGCATATACTCACCGACAGGCATAGCAACTTTCTCATCGTCTGTAACGATAAAAACCTCTTTGTCCTTTTCAAAAGAATCAGCACTTATTACGGTGCCGTTTTCTAGCTTCATATCCATAAGTTTAACCTCAAGGTTTAGAAGTGTTTTGATTTGATTTAGCATTTCAGTTGATTTCATATGTATATAACGTAAGTATTGATAAAATTTGTATTTTCAATTAAGTTCTAGTGATTACTCCTATCCCTTGCGCCCTCATAGAGCCGTCACAGCACTCTCTAGAATAAGTGTTACTATCCCAACATAGACAAGCTCTTCCGCTGCCTTTAGGTGACGTTCTACTAGCTATAAATCTGCTATTGCTTTTACTTCGCATCTTCAGAAGTTAAAATGTTTACTATTTCCTTTAGGATTTTTTCATCCTCTGATAAATCTGCTTTAGCCTCTTCTTTAGGTTTACCCATCTTGTCAGCGAAGTATCCTTCAATCGAGAAGCCTTTGACCTTATTTGTTTTGACATACTCCTGCCATATCTCTTCGTTATTAACCTTGACTGCACCCATCCAAGTTCCAATAGGGACATTAAGGCCATACTTTCTTGATTTGTCTTGTACCTCGTCTTCAACTATCCAGCTCTCAACTAAAGTAAGACCATTAAGTGCTTGATCGTGTTCTAAGGTTGAGTTGTTTTGATAACCGTTTTTAAGGTACATCTGTGATGCCTTAACTATCGTGTCTTTTGAAAAGAAAATGTAATACTCACCCTCTTCACCATTTCTGTATATTGGCTTATTAGGTATAAGTAAAGCACCTAGCAGTATCTTTTTTTCCTTGTCAACCTCAGCGAGTTTTATCTCTTCTGAATTTAAGGTTACAAAGTCAGACTCTATTGCAGGGTTTTCTACGATTGAGATAGCTTCGATTCCTGCATCTTCTTGATCCTCGTCTAGTATTAGTTCTATAATCTTCATATTTATATAACGTATTTATTTGTAATTTTTGTGTTTATCCTACTGTTGCACCTGTAATAATACCTCTGTCTAAGGCTTGAGCGGTGGTCACATCACTTGCTACTACATAAGTTTTTATAGGTTGATTGGTTTGGCTTCCTATGGCATCAGCTAATTGATTACTTCCGCTAGCTCCTACTGTGTTAAATTCAGGCGGAGCAGAAGGTATTGAAGGGGTTGCGGGTCTACCGCCAGTACTTGGTGGCGGCGTACTTGCACCTACTGGTTTTGTACTTGCTATTTTCTTGATATTAACTGCTGCAAAAGCACCCGCCAAACCTGCTTGAATATATGGATAAGCAGGGAACAGCCCTGTAACAGGACTAGCAGAAGCAGTAGTAAACGCATTTTGAACGGCTTGATAACCGCTTATTGTAGCTTGACCTATTGCCATAGCTTTACCTAATTTACTTCCCTCTCCTGCTATCTCACCGATTAAAGCAAACCCTTGTTTTGCAGAATCCAGCTTGGCATTTATTACATCTCTATTTAGTTGCTTTTCCTTTTCCGCCTTTGCCTCCTCTCTAGCTAAGTCTTCATCATCAAATTGTTTTTGTTTATCTGCTAACGCTTTTAAACCAGCAGCTACAATGTCACCTAAAATAGTTTCATCAGTTATTTTTTGTTCTATGGCTTGAGCTAATAAAGCGTCATAGTGTTCTTGTATTTTCTCAAGTTCTAACTCTCTTTTTTCATCTTCATAAAGTGCTGTCGCATCTCTGATGTTCTTTTTTAAAGCCTCTAATTCTTTTAGCCTTTGAATCTCAGCGTCATCTATCTCTTTTTTGTTAGCTGCAACAATATCATCTGCTGCAACTTTTGCCGCTGCTTCTTCAGCTCTTAAAGCTATTACCTGTGCAGTTACCTCTCTGTCTTTTTGTAATTTAGCTGTTTCCAGATTTATTAGCTCGGCTTTTAGAGCAACCTCTTCGTCAAGCGCATCTTTAGTAGCAGCCCCTAGTGAGTTTTCCGCAATCTTAGCATCTAACCTTAACTGAGCAGCTTCAATCTCTTTTTGTGTTATTTCATCTTCTAGCCTTCCTGCTTCTTCTAAAAACTCAATACGTTGATTTAAACTAAAGTTTTCTTTATCAACTGCTTTGTTTAACAAATCGGCTCTGTCTCTGTTTGCTTTTGCTCTATCTAAGATAATTTGTCTATCTAGTTTATCAGCTTTAGCTCTTTGGTCGGCTATTTGTTGTGCAATTTTAGCTTCTTTAGATAGTTCTGTAATTAAATTTTTAGTGCTTTTTATTAATGCTTCTGTAATCATTACAGTTGGGTTTAAAGCTCTGTTAAGACCTACCACGCCTTTCCCTGCATCCTTTAAAGCACCTCTAAAATCTCCACTAAATAGTTTTTTAATAGCTGAACCCATAAACCCTAAGCTCTCTATTGCTAGGTCTATCTTATCCATCACAAATTCTGTGATAGTATTTCCAAAGTCTTTTATAAGTTGTACTGGATCTGTAAATAAACTAATTAAAATATCACCTATAAGTGCTATCCTATCAATGAACACGTCCATAATAACGCCCATCACAGTCATTATCTTGTTAAATTGATTTTGCCCCTTTTCTGAACTGGTAAAAGCAGCTCCTAATGAAGTAATAGCAATTAGCAAAGCTCCAATACCTGTTCCGATTATAGCGATTTTCATCAACTTTAACCCTTTGGTAGCAGCCATAATTGATGTCCTCATTCCACCTAAACCAGAAATAACGCCACCAGTTTGAGCATCTAATATTCCAAGTACACCGCCGTAATCAGCTGTGTTTTCTTCTGCTTCTTTTAAAGTTTTATTAGCTTTTTTTCTTTCTGTCGTTACATTTTTTAATCCATCGACCTCTTCGTCTAACTTATCTTTAGTTTCTTTTATCTTATTATTTAAAGACTTTCTCCTTGCAAATTCTGTTTTGGTAGTTGAAGCAAGTTCTTTTTCGAAACTTTCTAATTCAGATTTTAACCCCTCAATTAAACTTTCTTGAGCACGAAAAGAAGCATTCAATTCTTCTACATTAGCTTGTGCTTCTGAAGTAGATATGTTTAAGGTATATTCTTTAACTACTGCCATTTGATAGTGTTTTTAATAATTTTTGAAGCACTCTTCAAGTCTTTAGGTAAAGCATCTTTCCCCTGTGCAATTCTTATGTTTTCAGTTTCTCCCTTTGCTACTTGTAGCAGCTCAATTATATTACTTATCATACCTTGTTTAATAGTTCCATTTTACTTTTACCGCTTTGTAGCTCAGTAGTAATGGAGTTAATTCTATACGTCTTAGTGTTTATCGTAAAAGTGTCATTTAACTTAAAGTTGTATATAATCCTTAGAGGCAAATAAGACGTAATCTGTGTTAGCCTTCTAGCTTGATTGAATACGTCAATGATATACTCGCTATGGTATACACTAAAAAGAGTGTCTGTGAACTGGTCAGAATTTACCTCGTACTCGTTTAGCTCATTGTTAAAGTGGATGTTTTCTTTACCAGTAGATGATGACTGATATAAAGCGTTTGAAGGTATCCAATACGCATCCTCACTACTTGCAGCGTTAGAGCTTGAACGGTAACTAATATCAGTACCACCTGATTGTCTTATGCCGTAAAAGATTAAAGGCTTACCGAGATATGGCTGTGCATTTTCATTTACACTCCAGCCCCATTGGATTGTAGTTAGTATGCTATTGGTTACATTTACTAATCTCTCATACTTCATATGCTCAAAAGGAGCTATGACTTTATAAATCTCTGTTGATGCGTTATAGTTTAAACCACCTGTACCATCAGTATTTGTACCTCCAATGTATTTTAAAGCACCCCAAGATGTTCCGAATAGTTGGTTATGCTGCTTTGCTAGATAAGTTCCTGTGCCTTCATATGCGTAGACAATTTCCTTGTATGGTAAAGCTATGTTTACCTCACTTTGGTTTGTATCTACGTATTGAGATATGTTATAATCTATGGGCGCATCTAAGCCCTCTATATCTGCTGAAGTATAGTAACTATAATTGGAAGCCCCTAAAGTCGTTAAGGAGGCTTTTAAACAGCTTAGAGATTCAACTGTTCCACCGTCAGCTACTACACGAGCGTTAAAAGCATTCGCTATTGGACTTAATGTTGATTCTAATGGTCGTACAACTATGGTTCCTGAATCGTTGACATAAGCTACTAGACTGAACATCTTAAACAAACCAGTAAGGAATGAGACAATAGTTACGTCAGGTATCTGTTGAGGTATTTGAAAGTCAAAAGATTCTAAAGCTGTAAAGGTGGTTGATGTAGCTGTATCAGTATAAAAGCCTGTTCCTGTTTCACCTTCTATTTCCCACTCAATAGAACTGAATGCTATTGTTCCTGAACTTTGAGGGTGTACAATACTTACCGCATAAACACCATTTGCAACCAAGAAATTAAAAGGAAATAAAACATTCAGAGTTCCCGCTGCCTGTGTTGATGTGAATACCGTACTACCATTTAAACTAACTATAACTGAATAAGGCTTTGCAGCATCAGCAGCTATGGGTGTGCAGGTTATATTTGCAGTTAGTATTCTATTAGGTGCAGTTACTAAAGCCGCAGGTATGGTGATTGTAGAATAACCAACTATTATTTGAGTGGCACTAGCAGTCCAATTATTTACTAGGCTTTCGTATGTTAATATCTGTTGGTCAGGTTGTACCGCTCCGCTTTTTCTGTGTAACCACATATACAGGTTATAGAAACCAGGATTTGACGTACTAAAAAAATCTTCTGAAAAGACTAGGTTGGTATTGTAGCCGTTTGCAACGGTGTACTTTATCTCTATCTCTTTAATGATTTCATAAAGCCTTAGAGCGAACTTTAACTGATTCCAATATACACCCTGATGATGACTATTATGATACCAAAGGTTGTTACTGCCTTGTGCGTTTACTCCTGATTCAAAGTATAGCCTATCTGTGTGCGTGATTAAAGGAGTAATGACATAAGCGTTTGCACCTGCTGGTTGTTGCATCTTATCTAACACCCCTGCTGCACTATAAGTCAGGTCATATTTAGAGTTACTAAAAGCTAGTGAACCAAGTTTGTCTTCTCCTAAGATGTCGGTCAATTCAACTGTGTTTCCGAAAAATGTAATCTTATAGCTGTGTACTAGGTTATTCTTTAAGCTAACACCTTCTAGTTTTATAAGGCCAGTTTGAAAGGGTAAAGTGTTTAGCTCAATTCTACCTGCTTTTTTCTTTCTAGCATCATAACCATCTACAATATTGAAATTGTAATAGTGCTGAAATATCTTGTTATTTGTCTTACTAGCGGGTACAGAGAATGTCTTAGTAAAGGCTGTGAAAACCTTATCTAATTGCTTAATGTTTTGAATGGTCTGTGTAAGAGATACCGTTTCATCCTTAAACAAATCAAGCCTTTCGCTTTCAATATATAGCTGTAATTCTTGCATCTACGTTATTTCTATGTTATCTCACGTTATTTATGTAATCAAACGCATCTTCAAAGTCTATGGTGTATTCTATCAAACGGTCATTGAGTGAAGTCTTGTAAGTCATATTTGATGTTCTAACTGTGACAGGTATAATCTCAGGCGTGTTAGGCTGCTGAACTTTCTCCCTAGTTATCCATACATTCTCACTTAAAAGAAGCTCCTCAAAATAGGCGTTTGTCCATTCAGGGTAGTAGCCACTTGACAAGGTTCTTGATTGCTTGGCCTTTGTGTTTAATAACTTTACCGTTGGATTACTTTGTGAGTATGTAGCATCAGGCAATAATGTATTTGCTTGGTAGCTTTCATTTGACTTGCTTATCTGCTTGACTTTCTTTAAGAAAAACCATAGGTCTTGTAATACGCCAAACCTATTTATAAAAGCAACCTTCGTACCCACGCCATACTTAGTGCAGTTTATTCTATTGATGGTAAGTAATACGTTGTTAGTTATTATAAAGGTATCTTCAGCTCGATAAAATTCGTAAGAAACAACTCCAGCCGCTGACATATGAGCAGCATATCCGCTATAATCTTCAGGCACAAATATTTCAAAGTCATCATTAGTCGCTGCTGTTGCAGGAGTCTTTTCTGCTAGTAACCAAGTAGCCTGGTTAGAAGCTCTGTTTGCATATGGTATGCTTGAGTTTGCGCCATCTATAAATTTACTGTACCCTTCGTATCCATCTCCACTTAATGTGCTTACAGGAGAACCCACAGCACTACCTCCTGCGTTTATTTCTGAATAGAAAGTTATTGTTGAGGTAAAGGTTATTTTCTGTGAAACTGGGGCTGCAAATGAATCTGAAATAGTTATATCTAAATAGTCCCTGAGTAATTCTGCTATCTCAAATACAACTGGCACACTTGTAACCACATCTTTAACGATGGTGTATACCAATGTCCCGTCAACACTTAGTAATAATTTAGCTGATTTAACTAAGCTGTTTCCAGTAGTTGCCTGTGCGTATAGTGGGGTTCTTAAACCGTAATTAGTTGGCATATCTTATTTCTTTGTTCCTAGTATTATGGCATTCTCTATATCAAGACTGAATGCTTCAAGCATATCGTCAGGTAATCTTTTTAATCCCGCTTCAAATGGCTTAGTAAAAAACAGGTTTGCTTTCAATCCTTTATTGTATATGCTTCTGGATATAATAAAGCTCATAGCTTCATATGATAAAAAACGTCCAGTCTTTTTGTCGTTCCATTGGAACTGCTTTTGTCTTAGCCACTTATTAATTCCTTTAGTCAAACCACCCTTTGGCCCAGTTCCGCTACCATACTTAAAGTCTGATAATGCAGCAGCAGTTTGTGGGTAAGTAGATGTTTTTCCCTTTACACCTTTGTCTACAAAAGCACCATAGCCCTCCATTAAGAAGTCCAATAAAAACAAATTAGCTTCTTGTTCTAGGTTGTATTCTAAGGAATTGTAAAGATCTCCACCACCTTTGTTGTCTTTTGTAAGATTTGATTTAGATTGTTGTACTACGTATTTAGCATATTTATCTAATATCTCGTCAAGGTTTTCAAAATTCATTAGCAGATATATATATCGTTGTAAATCATTATATCCATAGTCGCTGACCATCCTGCTAGTTGATTCTCAAACCTGTCATAAAATGGAGTCAGGTTAGGGCTGCTATCTAATTGGTACATCTCTGTGTATAGCGTACCCATTCTCAGGCGTTGAATTAATCTATTTAAAACAGCTAATTGAGTGTTTAAAATATCTTGCACATCGTTATTCCCTTTGAAACGATCAACTGTTTGGCTTTTTGACTGATCAACTATGTCACAAGCAAGGACAGTAATGTTAAATCTTAGTACCTGCTCTTCGTCTACTACGTTATTGATTATAATATGTCCAAGAGGGAATATGTCCTGCTTGTTCAAATTAACATCCGTAATGTCACCCGTAGTTACGGTGTTGATGTTTTCATCACCTAGTAACTCATTTTTGATTGTTTCGGTTAACTGGTAAAAACCTCTTACACCTTGATTTGCCATTACTTAAAGTTCTTTTTAATTTGTTTTGCTTCTAGTTCGTTTTTCTCTTTTTCAAATGTCAACATCGTAAAGCAAGTGTGTATATTTAGTTCAGAGATATCTTCAAATCTTCTAACATCTCCTTTAGCGAGTGTATAAACTGATTGATACCAACCCCATTTTTTTCCGAAGCTAGATATTGCGTCAAGGCTATCGTTTCCCCCTCCTCCAAATAGTCCGTCATAACCTTCGATAAGTCTAGACCTAAATTCCACAAAAAAAAAATTGAAGATAAAACGGCACTCATTGGCATATCCAAAAGCGCACCCTCATTACCCAGAACATACTTATCAATATTGTACTTTTCTTTTAGCTTAACTATGATGGGTCTATAAAGCACGTTCATAGCCTTCTCCATATTGTCCCAGTCCCCTATAAAAGTGTCAAGGTCTATGTACTCTCCTAGAGTTAATTCATCTAGCTGAGGTTGGAAACCATATTCCACTTCATTTAACTCAAATCTTTTTACCAGAATAGGCTTCTCTTCAAATATCTTTGATATACTATTTGATATTTCAGTAGAGTCTTTGACTTGTAACAGCATAACCTTTTCTAATGAAACGCCACAAAAGATTTCAATCATTTTAGCGTTTAAGAACCTTTCATCTTGAATAGAGTCTTCTAGCTTTAGATATTTTTTGTATTGTCTTAAAGTGATATCACTTAAGGAACTAGGTATTTTAATTTTGATTGCCATACTTATATAACGTAATTAATTGAAATTTTTACAATATTAAAAGTAATAAAAAAAAGAGCAGCCATTTCTGACTGCTCTCTGCGTTAACTTCGGTGTAGTTTATTTACTAGGACGACTACACCCGCGTATCTATTCTCTTAACAATTTCGTCCTTAAACTCTTGAGTTAATTTCGCCCATTGAACTGGGTATGAATCGTATTCTCCGCTTACTATAATCTCTAAGTCATTAGGATCGTATATAGCTTCGTAGTATGCAGGAGTATCATAATTACCTTCATCACCAGAGTAACCAATTGAACCACTTATGTTTATTGTTTCATCTCCGTATATAAATTCAAAGTCCATTACTTGATTATGTTTTTAAGGTTAGTATTTACGGTCTGTGCAAATTCTGAAAATGCTTTTTTGTCAGTTAATACCTCTTCTTCATTTAAAGAATCAGCTACTTCATATTCGACCTCAAGATTATCAATTACAAACTCGTATAAAGCGATGAAAGCTAATTGACTAATAGTGTTTACTTGCCCAAACTGGTTGTCTTCCCAATCTGTAAAGTTTAACTCTCTGATAATCTCAAAACAATTATAGTAATAAATACATTCTCTGTCAATGTCTTGGTTAATGAAATCCCACATATCGTCAGGTCTTTCTTCTTTTATTGAGTTAGCTAATGTCTCTAGGTAATCGTACTTGTTGAATGTGCTCATCTGTTCTGTTTTTAATGAATGAAAAAAAAGAAAGGGTTGATCCAGAGACTTGATTTGATTTCTAAGTCGGTTAAGTTATCTCCACTAGCGTTAGATACCCCCCTTTCGATACTCTAATATACAACGCTTTTAGTTATAAACAAAACCGTCTACAACTTTTATTAGTGAAGAGCATATTTGCCAAAGTTAGGTCTGGACAATATAGAGTAAGTTGCGTATCGACAGGGATCAATAATATGGTTATGCTTATCCTCTGGAATGTTAACTAGCATACCAGATTTGTCTTCACGCCATTTGTAAGCTCTAAATTCTGATATAGCATTTGTTGAAGAACTAAGTATGTGAATCTTATATCTTTTAAGCAAATCAATCCCTGCATTAACTGAGTCTCTTCCTTTTATACTAGGCAAGATATTGTGACCCATTCGCCTTAGCTCACTAATTAATCTAGGCTCTGCACTATCTGCGTATATTGGATTACCGGATAAGTTCTGCTCTCTTAAAAATACGTTAATGTCTTGAGTGGTCATCTGAGTTCTGTAAAGATGCTCTTTCACATAAAGATTATATCCCTCTGTATAAACAGAAACAAAAGTAGTAGGATCATTAGTATAGCCAAAATCCATACCATAAGCAATAAGGTTAGCTTCTTGTGGTATTCTGTTTACCTCAACATATTTAAAAATAGTGCTTCTACTCGCAGACCTTTCACCAAGACCATAGACTTGCCAATATTGTTCGTCTGTATCTCTAAGCCTTTCTATTTCTTTTATTATTGAATCCTCAACAAAAGGATTGTCTAGGTAAGTAGTCTTAAAAAAAGCACAGTCCTCTCTTGGTATTACTCTGTCATAAATCCAATGGTATTCGTCTGATGGATTAAAGTCAATTATGATTTTGTCCTGAGTTCTGAATAACAATTGCTGCCAATCTTCAAAGTATAGCTCATTAGCTTCATTGACAAATAGCAAATCTCTTTTACGCCCTCTAATCTTTTGTGGTTGATCCAAAGAAATAAACTCTACTAAATTTCCAAATAAGTGGTATTCAGAATTAGACTTGTTATGAAAATGCTCACTATATATATTGTTAGCTTGTAGTATAGACATAAAGTCACGCAAAACCGTAGCTCTTAAACTAGGAAAAGTCTTACGGCATATAGTAATAATCTTGTTATTATTCCTAGTACAGTATTCAAATATAATCCACAAAATGATGTTATAGGTCTTACCTGACCTTGTACCACCCTGTTCAACTACAATCTTTTTCTGGTTCTCAACTAAATGTTTGTATACAACATTAGTCTTTATTTTTAATTGAGTCAATTATTTCAATTTGAAAGTTAGTAGGCATTCCATCTGCTCCTGTAATTTCTTGACGTTCAATGTAACCTCTATTCTTGCCCTTTGTCTTTAGATAAAAGATAGTAGCACTTGTGCTTCCATCACCAATTTGTTTATGCAATTGACTCTCAGCAAAATCTAAAGCAATGTTTTCTATTTCTTTAACCTGATCGTTAAATTCCCGATCTTCTTTTAGCCAATGGTAAAATTGTGTTCTGCCTATGCCCACTTTCTTACAAGCGGTAGTTACTACTCCGAGCGATTTTTCTAACGCTTCTAGCATTCCTTTTTTATGTTGTTCGGTTTTGTTCATCTTATATCCCCTTAATGGGTGCTTTTATAATAGGATTAAGGTCAAAGTTCTTTGTCTTCTTACCTCTCTGTGTTGTATCTAGTTTCACAATTTTCTTGCCCCATTTCTTTTGTAATAAGGTTAACTGGTCTTTCTCTCTGCTCATTGTTCTATAATCCGCACAGCCTCCTAAATTTCCGTGGTCTTTCTTAACCAGACAAGCATAGTTAAATCTTAGTATCTTTCTATACTGATTTAGGTTTTGTAAGCAATAATCGTAATCGTCTTTTAAAGGTAGTCTTTCGTCAAATCTTAAATCGTTATTTAGGAATCCCATAAAAGAAGCAGAGACTGTATTTGTAAAACTGATCGGTGAGTATTCTCTATAACTTCCCTTGTCTCCTAATATATTAACGCCCCAGAGTCTTGTTCCACTTTCTTCAGCCATATTAAAGCATTGTTCGATCCACTCGTGTATGTTTTCTATTTTCTCTTGCTTTGGTTTACCATCTTTTAAGTTCCACCTTTTAATAGCTTCAATATCGTCATCTATTATTAAGCACTTTTGTTTTGTATAGTTTTCAAGTATATAGTTTCTTACTCTTGCTATATTACCTTTTATGCTATCTGGCATTACCTGAATATTGTAACCTAGCTTTTTGTATTCTTCGGCTTCAAATTCGTGTACGCAATAAATCACCTCTGGAATGATCTTGTGAGTCTTTACTCCTTTAGCTCTCTTAAAACTTGGTGCATATATTTTCATACTCCCTTAATTGGGTTATCAAATTGAAAGCCTGTTTTTTTCCAGTTCATTATCTTTTTTCCCCATTTGTTGTTTAGCATAGTAGCATACACCCTTCTGTCATCATTGCTGTAACCGATTACGCTATCTTTACCACCATCCTCACCAAAGAATACCATTGCATACTGGTTGTCTTTTAAAATCCTTCTGTTGAGGTTTAGTTTCTGTATCCAGAACTCCACATCTTCGTTTATCTTAAACCTCTCGTCATATTTTAACCCATCTTTAGCATAAATTAATGTTGCTCCGAAAATTGGTTTTTTAAGGGAAAATGGCTCAAAGTCTTTCCTTTTTTTATTATCAAGTGAATAATCAACACCTGCATAAGTAGCCTTCATATCTTTTGCCATTAGATGTATTTTGTCTAATAACTCTAGTGACTCTTCTTGCTCTAAGTAATTACCTTCTTTTTTTCTCCTGATTTTTACTAGGTCATCGTCTATGATCCATCCGTACCCATCCTCTTGTTCTTTTTCTATCAGATCTAGTATTGCATTTCTTTTTTTAGAAACAGAGCCATCTCTACTATCAGGTATGCTTTTTACAGCATTGCCATATCTTTTCTTGTATTCCTTTTCTTGACTTTTAGGCACTATGATTTGACCACATCCAAAATACTCGTAAGTCTTTACAGACTCAGAGCGATTATAAGAGGGTATGTATATGTTATTCATCCTTTATACCCTTTAGGTATTCAGCACCATCTAGCACCCTTCCTATACCTTTAGACCAAGGCTTTCCGTTTGCTCTCATAGAATGAACAGACTTTATGTTAAAATGAGTTTGAGCACTTAACCAATCAACTTCTGAGTCAAATAAAAGAACAACATAATTGTGAGCCTCATCCAGGTATTCGCTAAATTCTATTTCTTGTTCCTCAACTCCTGTAAACTCTTCAATGCTAGGCACTTCAAGTCCCCAGTCATTTAACTTCTCGACATCCCAAGTATTTGCAAGTACATCCCAGTCCCACTCGCCAAATCCAACATTGTCCTTAATAATGAATTGTTGTATCTGATCATCGGTAAAGTTTTCAGCTTTAATTATATAAACTTCTTTTAGTCCAATTTCTTGACAAGCCTTGTACCTCATATTTCCGCCAAGTATACTCATATCGCTATTGACTACAATTGGCCTTAGCTTTAGCATCTCTGGAAATTCTTTTATGCTATTGCATAACTTCTTAAACTTGTTCTTTTCTATCGTCCTAGGGTTAACAGGATTTGAAAAGATTTCGTTAATTTTTACTTTTTGTATCATATTAATTGTTTTCTATACCGTTATTATCTAAATCTCTTTGCATCAATTCTATTAGTGTCATTTTGTTTATCTTAAAAATAATCCTATTACTATAACTATAAATGCGAGTATCTCAACCCACCATATTTTGTTGTTTACTTTAGGTATCAGCATTATTAATCCAGTACCTAATGTGAATACCAATAAAGGAAAGTAAATGTCATATTGAAATCCTAAGCCAAACAAAGCGCACACAATTCCTACTACTGCTCCTAAATAGTGTACTATGTTTGTACTTGCCCCTTTAGATAAAAATGATGTAGCAGTTCCTACAAAACAGAGTCCAGCACCCGACATAAAGAACCAAGCGTTGCCCCCTTGAAATATCATAGTTATACCAATAGACCAGCAGAATAATGTAAATAGGTTTTTCATTGGCTTTGGTAAATCATACCAAGACTGGGAAATAGAAGGTAAAGGTTTACCGAACTGCGAATAAAGAAACGCTATGTAGGTAATGAAAATTAATGCTTGAATTGTTGTTAGTATCATTTCTCTTTGGTGTTAAAGGTTATAAAGGGGAGTCAGCTGAACCTAACCATAAGCCTTATATATTTAATTTATATAAACCGCTCCCCTCTATGATTAAAGCAAGGTGGATACTTACCCAAGTAAAGACTAAATTAATTAGTACAACCACCCCGCTATGCATTCAGGGGACATTTTGATTTCTACCTACTCCTAGCATAAAAACTGTCCGCGTCCCCCTCATATTTATTAGCTCCAAGCGTTTTTTATCATTTTAATCCTGCTTCTCATTTCTGATGTTTTATTAGGCGGAACATCTAGAACCAAACTAACTAAAGGATGTTTTAATTTTTCTTGAGTCTTTAAGTATTCACTTTCCAATGCAACGTATTTATTTTCAAGGTACTTTATTTTTTCAATCTCGTAGAAAGGAATATTGTCTGTAAATAGAAATCTATTTTCAATCTTTAAAAGTCTTGGTTTTTTTTTCCTGTAAGTAGGATACTTTTTGAATAAGTGCATAGCAGTTGCGTGACCCATATGTTTCCCCTGAGATATGAAAAAACCAGAAATGTTTGCCCATCTCATATGTAGTTTCTCTCTCAGTAACCAACAAACCAATGCTCGGTATTCAACATAGTCTTGTTCTCTTGTGTTTTTGTATATATCTAGCTGACATAGTTTAATAACTTCGTCACCTATTTCTTTAGGTGTTAAATCTTTCATTAGTCAGTCCTTAGTTTTAATTGGTGATAGCATTCGGCATATTTTTCTTTTGCCTTGCTTTTGTATTTTTCTTTAAATAACTCGTACAATTTTCTGGTGTACTGGTATTTAGTATGACAATCAGCATAGTATTTCTCCGCAAACCTCTTTCCCTTACCTTTAAAGTAGTTTACATTGTCAGCTCCATCTCCTGCAATCATTTGCTCATAGAAATTGTATAGAGCTTCTTCTTCAGATATGTCTAGTATCTCCTTGTGTTTGTAGTGATAGTTGTACATAAGGCAAGGGAATTGTTTATAGTCCTTGTCAATACTCACAATCATAACCTCGTCTCTGCCTATATCTTTAGCAATATTGTACCAATACCTAGCCACCATATCGTCTGTCTCTACTCCATACCCATAAATGCTATCGTATTGCTTTTTGGCATATTGATGCATTTCGTTTAACAAAGGAGGTAAGTCAGTATAATTTCTGTTTGCTTTGTACTTTTTTGATATTAGTTTTCTAAAGTTTCCCTTTGATCCACTAAAAGTAAGCACCTTGTCAATAGAGTAAATTTCTTCTAATCTATTGACGATAGACATAAATTGCTCATCAAATTTGTTACGAGCTTTTGAGATATCTGTATGGTATGGTTCATCGTCTGGAGTTTCTCTTTTCCTATAACAACTGGCAAAGATTAAACTGTCTGCATCTACTAATAAAATCATAGGTTATTAATCTCTGACTTTATACGCTCAAGTGTTGCCTGTTGCATTTTCTTTTGTTCTTTGCCTACCAGATTTATAATAGCAGGTAAGTCTACATATAAAGTATCTGCATCAATTGTTAAGGTTCTTCCCTCTCTATATCCAAAGTGGATCTCGCCATCACTAGCGTGTATAGTATGAATTTCCCCTACGTAAGTGTTTAGTTTTTCGTGTTCTAATTCCAAAGTAAGGTTATAAAGTTCACCTTTCAACTCTTCTATTGGCAATCCTTCTAATGCTTCTAAATCTGTCATTAAACTCATATGTCTATTTTTAAAAAATTCTTAACTCCTTCGGTTTCCTTTACTCTATAATTGATAATCACATCTGTGATGTTTGGATCTAATTTCGTGTGTAATTCTATTTGCTCCCTTATATAGATTAAGGCTTCACGACTTACACGCATATTATCCTCTATTTAAAGAGTCAAACAATTCCGACATCTCAGCTATAGTCTGTTGGATTATTGCTTTCTGTTCTTGTCCTTTAGCGTGAACGTTTTCAAAAGAAATAAGCTGTCCTAAAATTTCTCCGTATTTAAATGCTTCTCTATTTGTCATCTGTTCTATATTTACTACCGCTTCATTGCGATATTTAAATATACAACTATTTCAGTTATAAACAAAACCGTTCAAAACTATTGTTCATCAAAATTTAAGTTGATCCTTACAGCATCGTTTTCTTGTAAAAGGTAAACATCTTTCAATATTCTTTTCTTTGTCCACATTGTAGTATCAGGACAATATTTCTTTACTGTCTCAGGCAGCTTGAGCGTATTGAGATAGTACAGGAAATTTCCTTTAGGGTCAAACACATAAAATATCTTTATTATGTTTTCATCTATTCTCATTAAAGCATCGTACTTGTCTTTCTCAAGCATCTTAGTGTCATAATGTTTATTGCGGAACTTCATTTCAATCACACAGGGGAAACCTTTGGGTGTTTTGCCAATGGCATCGTATCGTGAATATCCTTCACCAGCCCATTCTAATTCCCAGCCCTCAGAATTGAGTAATAAAACAACGGCCTGTTCCCACTTATGAACCTTACTTATCCCCATTCCTAGTGTATGTCCAAACTAGGTTTAAGTCTTGTATCCACTTGTTTATTGTTTTCGGGCTACAAGTACAAGGTTTATAATAGGTATGTTTGAAGTATCTCGAGTGCAAGTCACAAACCAATTCAAACTCTGTTGGGCTGATAACGTCCTTGTTTTCTGCCATTCGAAATTTAGTCCAGTCGTTATAGTCTGTATCATTGAATTTTACCATCTTTTTATTTTTAAGTCGTTAAGGTTTTTTCTTCTCTTGTCACAGTTACATTTTGTGCCTTTAAAAGAATGATACGTTTCCACAAGTAATTTAATACCTGTATACTTAGTAATGTAGTAAATGATGTCTCCTAGTTTCATATTAAAACTTATTTAGTTTATTAATTGGCAAAACAGTTGCGTTTGCTCTTGTAAATTTAAAATTACCAAAATCTTTCCCTTTAGCAATAAATTCCCCTTTTTCAAAAAAATCAGAGCAACTAAACCATCCCAGAATCCAACCCTTGCTGTAATCTTTTAATATTCTTAAAAAGATATAATAATCAGCTTTTTGTTTATGTACCCCATCTGTTTTGTGTGAGTTAACTGTACAGAGGTAATTTTCTAATGGCTTGGACTTGCAACTTATAGTTTTTATTTCTAATCTCTTTCCTTTATTAGAAAGCAAATCGTATTCAAAACAATCAACGTCTTTTTTTATTTTCAGATATTGCATTACAACTCTTTCGCCAATGTAACCTTCTAGTATTCTTGTCTTCTCAAAACCAAATTTGCTAGGTTCTGGATTACCTGATCTTTTGACTTTCTCTAGTTTATTTAAAGCATAATCAATAGTCTCTTTTTCTATTACAAATTCAATCATAATAGTTTTTTGAGTTTTTCCTGAACTCTGTTATAAGTCCAATAAAGTGAGTAATATTTTATTTTTGATTTTCTTGAAAATTCAGCAATGCTTTCTCCGCCATTTATTATTTCAAACACTTTTCTGTCATACCAATACATAGTGCTAAGTTCTTTTTCAATTATAGAATAAGCAGCTTCATAATTAACATCAGTAGCAGAGTAATGAGTTTCTCCATTGTCATTTATGTGATCCTCTAAGTGAATGATGCTGATGTTTTTATGCTTTCTTTTTAAATCGAGATATAGAGTTTTCAATGTTTTGAAAATGTAATAATAGTTTACATCGTCATTGTACATTATGTTATTGCCTTCTTTCTCTAATTGAAAATGTATTTTTATGTACATCTCCTGAGTAATATCTTCAGCTATTCTTTTAGGACATCCAAATGTTGTAACAATGTCAACCCAAGTATTATGTTTTTTAGCTATTAAGGTTATTACTTCTTTGCTCATTTTATTTTAGTGGATCATAAATATTTTGCACAATTACTGGTAAACCTAACTCGTTTACTTTAAAGCTAAATGTCTCAAATGCATATCCTCTGCTCCTTTTACATTTAACTGTAACCCATTCTTTATTAGCTGTGTTAGCTTCTAACTCAATATGTGTCTCGCACTTTTTCTCTAGGAATGATCCCAGATGTCCTGTCATTTTAGCTGTGCCATAGTTCTGGTGAATCACATTTATTATGTGACAATTAAATTTAGCAGACCATTCCATTAGCTTTTGCACAACCGCATTTGATTCTTCTAAACTGTTAACATCACTAACAAGGTCGGCAATTCCATCAATAATGACCAGAGATGGAGTATTTATTTTTTCTAATAGATAATATTCGATGAACTCTAATCTGTCTTTATATCCCACCGCACGAAGGCCAAAGGTGTGATAAATATCCGCATCAATCTTAGAATCCATATCGTGAACTCTTTTAAATACTCTCTGGCAATGCCATAGTCCTTGCTCTGTATCAAAGTGTATTAAGTTTCCTTTATCCCTATGTCCTAATATATCACCCCCATATATGTTAGAACCACTTAAATATACCGAAGCCAGTAAGGATATAAAGAATGTCTTCTTGGTTTTAGGCGGTGCGCTTACACAACTGAGATTGCCATATGTTCCTATAGGTATAGGTAATAGCGAGTCTCCTTTTGGATGTTTTATTAGTTTCTCTCCAAAAGATAAAGCCACAGGCGGGTAATCTATTTGTTCTTTAGTATTTACTAAGCAATCGTTTTCAATTAATTGCATTCTGTTATTGTGTTCTGTTTGTTTTTTTGTCATTGGATCAATTTAAAAAAAAAGGTATGAATCTCAACAACCCATACCTTTTCCTTATTAAATAAAAAGAGGCTTTCTAAAATGGCAAATCTGAATCTTCTTTAGTTGACACAGTTTCTCTTGCATCCTCTGCTTTTTCCTCTCTATCAGCAAGTGTGATCTCACCTTTGTTTCCTTTTGCATCCTGAATCCAAACCACCTTGCCATTGCCAAAGTAATGATTTGCTACTTTTGCATCTCTTTCTTCTTTGGTTCTTGCATCTTGTAAACCTACATTGTTTCCATAACGAGTCTCGTCATTGATAGAAATAGTAAAATTATACCAGACTGCTCCATCCTTTCCAGCAATGAATTTTTCCTTTGGTAACTTAGTTACATTGATTGATGCATTAATAATTGCTCCCATAATAATTGATTGTTTTTAATTAATAATTTTTTTATAAATATGAATAATCTGGATAATCTGGAAAGTCACAAGGTTCAGAAATAAAACCACATTTTTCACATTCTATCTCTTCGGCTTCATTGTTGGCCATATTTAAATACCCACAATCTCCACATAATACTGGTTGTTTAATTGATTGCATTATTATTTTTTAAAACTATCAGATTCGTCTTCGCCAAAAACTCCTAGCTCGTAAAACCCTGTCAACTTTAAAACCGCTCTGGACATAGCTCTTTTCTCTGCCATCTCAGCAACGTACCAACTGTTACAATTTCCATCCTTAAAATTAGTTCCTTTTAAAGCAGATCCAAAAGTTTGTATTTTCTTACCTTCTTTTTCTGCATTAGCCTTAAAGACTGAAAAATTTGGCTCACATTGAATGACCTCATAGTCAATAGATATTTGCTCTATCGCTTGTATCTTATCAATACCTTGTCGTGTAATAATTACATAATGCTGATGCTTGTATACATCATCCTTTGTCAGATCGTACTTCTTGTACAAGTCTACGAGTTTGTTTCTGTCCATCCTATTGTTTGATTAAAGTGAATATTTGCAATGTCTTGGTGTAATACCTGAACTTGAGCTTCTAAGAACTCACAATGTGCTATAAGGTCTTTGACCTGTTGTCCATCTTCAAGCTCTTCTATTCTTCTAGTTAAAGCTCTTATTCTTTCGTTCTTGTATTCGTGAGTTTGGTAGATATTTCCCATTACTTAATGTTTATTAAGATGGATTTTCTTTTGTCTATTTCTTGATAAATAGCCATCTGCTCAAAACCATCAGAATGTTTTGTAGCGTAAAGTAGCTTTTCTTCTAGCTCCCTTATTTCTTTTCGTAAAAGTTGATCTTGTGTGATATTCGATACTGTTAGGATCTCTCCATCTACAATTTTGGTTGTAGTTCCATCATTCCAATTTAGTTCCATAATTATGTGTCTGTTAAGTTATTACTGAAACGAATATAAACAAAAAGTTTCACAAGTACCCTTATTTAGACAAAAAAAAAGAGGCGAAATAAATCAACCCCTTTTTCCTAGTAATAAAAACAGAACAGTCAAATGTAGTCATTTACATATTACTTACCAAATTTTGGTATTTAAATATCCAGTCCTCTAATTCAGAGTTTGTTATTTTAATTATCTCATTTGCTCTTTGATGTAATTCAATTGAAGTTCCTTCGCCAAACCTTTTATCTAAATTTTGACCAAAGATAAACTGCTCACCATATTTAAACACATTGCACCCTGCACATTGCACCTGACAATTAACCTCGTCCCATCTAGTAGAGTAATGTCTTCTGGATTGAAAGTGTCCGTTTTGTAGATTTTTCCAATGGTCTTGTTTACCACAAGTAAAGCAAGTAGCTATTTCATTGACTGAATTGACTTGCCTAATATATTGGCTAAATACAGTATCTAACTTTTTAACCAGTTTAGTCCTTGTAAGTTTTTTAGCCATTATGTAATAATGTTTTTCCTAATCTTAAGTCTATCTTTTGTATTGCCTCATATAAATAAAGACTGTTTTTTTTAACAGCGTCTTTTTCTTCTATTGTTGAGTCTATGCCTAGATTCGTGTATTGTATAGCATCAATTTCTAGCAATCTATGTACCTTTTCTCTGTTAGATAGTGTTTTGCAATTGAATGTCTTGTCTACTTTTTTTTTGGAATATGGCATAATTATACTTTTTTGTATCAGAAAATTATAATAACTTTCAATTTTTTAATAAATCCAAGATAATAACATTCAAAGAATACATAATAATAATATAGAAATATATCAAAATAATATAATAAAACCTGCGTTAAGATCCACAACCTTCGCAGTCTGGGTTATCAATCGAACAAGCATTTTCGTTCTTTTCACTTGTCGTTAGGTCATTAACGAAGTCAGCAAAGCTGTCATTCATTCCGAAGTCATCAGGCATATCATTTTTTTTATTGGTTACTTGTTCATCCCAGTATAGAAATATCTGAGAGCTTTTGTGTTTAGGCACTATTTTCCTATTGCCTTAAGTTTTTCAATCCCTCTAGAGCTAAAATAAGCAGCTACTATTAAAGAAAGAAGTCCTGTAATTGAATCTAATGGGTATTCTAGGAACCAACCTAGTACATAAGATACCGAAAAGAAAACTAATGTAAGAGGTCTTACGTTTTTAGAAAGCCAAGAATCTGAGTTCATATCTGAATCCCATCTCTTTGTCACCTCTTGCATCTCTACTAAGTCCATTTTAAGCAACTCTAAGACAGTTTCTTTATCTTTAGATGGTAACACATCATCTTTAGCAATAAGGTCTTTAATCACCTTAAAAACACCAGCATCAGGTATTACCTCGCCTAATACATCCAGTATCTTAGGTGAAGCTTTTTTTAGAAATTTACCTGCCTTAGTATCTGCAAACTTTTTTCTTTGCATCACTTCTTTTTATTTAGCAAGTACCATTTCTGAATAGTATAGCCAATAGTGACTGTAACCAGAATAATTTTTAGCGCAACATCTATATTAGTCATTGATATTCCGAAGCTTCCTAGGTTGATCAATAGCGTTTGATAGTCGTGTTTCATTTCTTGTCAATTTGTTCAAGTTTCTTTGATGCCCAATTAATACCTGTTGTTCCGCCCCATCCTAACCAAGCTACATAGCCTTTGTCTTTCCAAGGAGTGTCTTTAAATTCTGTGCTTACCTCAGCATTCTTTTGATGCCTTCTAAAAGCTGACATTCTAGCTATGGTTTCTCTGCTTATGTTTTCACGTTTTGCTAACTGGTTAGCTCTAACCCATCCAACTCTTGTCATACCTTTAACCTCGTCACCGTATTTATCTCTCCACCTTAAAACCTTTTTGGCGTTATTAGAAACACTTTGTGGGTAATCATTATAGGTCTCTAGGTTTATCATTTTTCCCTGAAAGGAACGGTAACAAATAGCGATTGCTTGAGACTTATCGTGATACTGCATCATCTGAGGAACGCACCTGATCATATAAGCTCCTTGCTTTTCACCTGATTTTTTGTTTGGTATGGGCATTGTTAGCAGTTTTTACAAGGTGACCATTCGTGATATACTCCGGGTCTTTTGATTACTAATACTTGGCCTCTGTTTTCTTTTTCGTTTACATAAGAAACGTGCAGCCATACAGGTTCTGCTCCAAATTCCCATATCAACTGGTCAAAATCTAAGTTGTCTTTGATGTAATGAAACATCTCAAGATTAGTCTTACCACCCAAAGAAGTAATATCAAAAGCCTGACCTTTCATATGCGAAGAGCCTGGCGCTCCTTTTAAGGCACTATTAAGTTTAACAGACCTAAACATACTATTCACCTTTATAGGCGCACCTACCCACTCCCTAAGTGGCTCAAACACCTTCTCAGCTAGTAGCTCCATATTCTCGATATCCTCAGAACTTGGCTTATTAGCAATCTTGTATTGTTTTGCGTAATTGGAGTGGGTAGCTTCTTTGTAACTAATGTGTTTACTTATCTTTTTCATCCTCTGAGATTAATTTAAATGAACCGTCCTCAAGGTTTATATCTATTTTGCCATAAAGGGCTTCAATAGCTTTGTTAGAATCTATCTGCTCATTAATTAAGGTCGTGTACATATGCGCTAAAGCGTGTTTCTG